TTTTCCTAATTGCTCTGTTAAGAGTTGTTGTACATTTTCTATTGCCATTTTTTAATTTTTATTGTCCGTAATATATATAATTTGTTCCTGATGGTTCTTGTCTTTGTGTATATTGTACTTGAGCAGTACCTGATTTATCTGCTAAATACATTTTACCCTTTGTTACTAATCCCTGCACTACTCCTTTATTGTCAGCAGGAGGTGTTAAAACATCATTTTCATTTATCGGTGCGTTACCTGCACTTATTACAACTGATCCTGTCCAGCTTACTTCATAAACTTCATACTTATAATAACCTGAAAGCACTAAATCAAGCCTTCCTGTATAAACATCATTAATAGCAGCAGGACAAGTTGAAGCAACTCCATTTAAGATTAATGAATCAAACTCAACAGTATCTTTATCAAACTGGAATTTAACTGTTCTATTAAAAGAAACGGCAGGTACTGTTTTAGTGTTTATACCAAGTGTTAATGGTATTGTAACCCCTGTATCTCCTGCACCGCCTGATGTAGTTTTAAAAACTCTAAAATTAGCACCCCCCACAGGTAAAGATGTTACATTCATAGTAAACGTTTGTTCTGCTTGACTAGCTGCACCCTCAGAAGCGAGTGTTGCTACAAGTACATAAGGGAAGGTACTAACACCTGCAACAAAGTCACTACAATCACTTATTTTAGATGGTAGTGCCGAATTTTCAAATACAAACTTTGTATATCTATCATAAATTAAATGAACAGTTGAATAAGCATATTGTATTGACTTATCCATATCATTTGTAAACTTTACTAAGTGCCTAATCAAATCAGAACCTACTGATGTATCTATTCTGTTATCCTCTGTTTGTAGGAAAGTTGTTAGCTTAGTTTCTGTAATTGCTTGTATCATCTACTAATATAATAGAAAAAGGTTAAATTTATTTGGCATTTAAAAGAAAAGAGGACTAAAAAGCCCTCTATTCAAGAATATTTGAAAAACTACTAATTGTATTATGAAGTTGTAGGGAATGTTCCTGCTTCATTAATAAATCCACTTTGGTCCCAAGGGATTGTAGTATAATCTTCTAACATAGCAAAAGGAATTGCTTCCATTCCGTCGAAGGTTAACGTATAACCGTTTCTGTCCCCAAATGCCGCGCCACTATCCATAGTTCCTGCATTTAATTCTAAGCCATTTTCCATACCTAAAGCAATAAATACATCGTGTCCATTAGCTAATTGTTGATTTAATTGAGCAAAAATTCTTACTTTACTTTTTGCCAATAGTTTAATTTCATTTTGGTCTTCTTTTGTTAATCGATTTAATATGATATTAATAGTAGGTGTGTAATATATAGTTCCATTTTCACGAGAACCAACAATAGTATCGGTTACACTAGCAACGCCAAGAGGCATAACATATTCATAAATCGTAGAACCATTCCAATCAATTGCATCAATCTCTAATGGGTGTGTTGCATCATAAGTATAAGACACATTTGGGTCATATACTGAGAAAAATATTTTTTTCACGCCCCCTGAAATTCGATTGCAATCGAGTCCCCTTCCGCGTGTAAGTGCTGTGCAAGCCATAATTTTTTATTTTTAAAGGGTTAAAGATGCAGAGGTTTTTACACCCCTGCTTCTATTGATTTAATTTATTTACGATTGCCTAACGATATCAGCACCTACTCCTGACTGAACACCACCTGAGTATCTAGCAACTAATCTCATGTTATCACTTCCGTCAAGGTTAGCCATATCCATGATAGTAATTCTCGTAGCATCCGATAATAGGTCCGTTCCGTAAAATAAGTTAGACTTTTCCGCTGCTATTAGTTGATTATCAAGCATCCCTGGACAAACTGCGATTTTATATCCTTCGAATACAGGCTCATAGTCACCATTCATGTTGTAAGCGTTTACATATCCTAATGTAGATACTGCTGAGATATATAAAGCATATGTTTTAGGACTCATATAAATATGTAAATCTTCTTTTCTTAATACTGCAGAAATGTTTGTAGCCATATTCTCTGTTAAACCTTGTAGATTAGCTATAATATTTGCAGCAGTATAAGCTGCTGAAGCTGCATCTTGATGAACTGTTGCATCTGCATTAGTTCCTGTTGGCATTAAGAATCCATTAGTATTTAAGAAACCTTGAAACTCTCCTGCCCCTGCTGCTCCATTCCATATACTATCTTCAGTTCCTTGTGCTATAATCTCACCCATGTAAGATATAACGTAGTCATCGAAAGATGCTGGAGGTGGTGCTCCTGCACCTGCTCTCATTTGTAACGCTTCCCAGCTATCTAAAAGCGTACTTTTACATAAATCCAAATTGATTTGTAGATTTTTTGGCTCCAAAACCTTTTCGGTTAATGCAAGAGTTCCTGCTACTTGGAAATCACACGTTGCATTGGCAATTAATCCAGAACCCGCCATACGTTGGATATTGCTTTTAAATTTAATGTTTTCTATCATTGTTAGAAAATCTAATGATTTTGCTTCTTTTAATGCTGCCGAAATATAAAATCCAGCTGCTTTCCCCGCAAAATTACTCGTCGTCGTAAATGCCATAATTGTTTTTTTTTTTTGTTATTATTTATTTAGGTTATATATAAATCTTTCTTGCTTAGATAATTTACTGTATTCTTTTTTAGTTAATACAGGTTTTTCAGAGCTAAATTTATTTGTGTTTATTGGTGAATCAGCAGGTGTTGCTGCTAATTCAGTTTTTAGTTTTTCGTTCTCAGCTTTTAAATTCTCTAATTCTTCTTCTGCTGAAAATTCTTTAACTTCAGTTGTTTTGATTGTCTTAGGGTTTACAGATGGTTCTACAACTTCTTCTGCCATTTCTTCTACTTCATCATCCCCTCCTACTTTTTCTTCTTTTAAATCTGCAACAGCATCTTCCAAGTTTTGGATTCTTTTTTCCATTCCTTTCCAATCAGCTACATCTGCTTCTTCTTCATAGTCATCTTTGTCATCTTCTTCAGCTAATTCAGTTTCCATTTCTTCTTCTTCAACTACTTCTTCCGTTTCGGATTCCATAACTTCAGCAACTATCCCTTCTTCTTCCACACGGAAACTTACGCCTTCTTCCGTTTTATAAGTGCCAATCGGTAAAAGTATAGTTGTTCCATCTTCCGTTAAAACCGAAATATCAACTCCTGCTTCTAATTCTTCTGCAGTAGATACAAAGATTGTACCATCTTCGCTTTTTGCTTGCCAAGCTAATTTGATTTCTTCTTCTTCGACTTTATTTAAGCCAAGTGCTACTAGTATTTGTTCTTTAATGTCCATAGTTTCTTTTTTAATATAATAGAATAGTTAATTATTTGTTTGATTTTGTTTTATAATTTCATTAAGTGCTGATAAAATTTCTTCGTCTGTTGGTTGTTGTTTTTGCATAGACTCGAATTTATTAGTAAAGTAACCCTCGATAGACAAGCCCTTCAATTCCCCAGCTTTAATCTTTTGCCACAAGTCATCATTTGTTATTTTCATTTTCACAAACCACGTACCATTTGGAAGGTCATAGCCATATAATTTAGATTTATCACTATCTCCTTCTTTTATCCAAGATTCTACAGTTAGAACACCTGATACTCTTTCATTGTGTTCTTGCGTTGCTTTATGATGGTTATTATGTTTTAAATAAAGTTCACTAGCTTTACGCACCGTTTCAGGACTAAAATAGACATAGTAGTCTGAATCTGTATTTGGGTCATAACGAAAAATTTGCTTATTAGGAATTAAAGCAGGTGATACTAGCATTCTTTTTTCTTCATCTACTTTAGCAAAGGTCAAGTTGTTTTTCTCTTTACCAAAGAATACAAAATCTTGCTCTATTGCAGGAGAATTTACTAGCGAAATAGCATCAATAGCAAGTTCTTGACTATCATCTGCAATTAATAATTCTACTATTTTAGTTGGTGTCATATTAAATGTTCTAAAGTTCCGTTACCTCCTATTCTAATTATTGTGTCAATCGTTTCTTCTGTAAATGGTTTCATAATATATTTTTTTTACAAATATACTATTATCTTGAAGGAACAGTTTGATATACTTTTATTATTTCATCTTGTGCTTTTCTTAATTCCATATAAGCAGGTATATCTTTTGGTTTAACACCTAATTCCTTCGTAGCTGCTTCTACCTTTTCTATTATTTTAAAAGACTTTTGAGATATTGTAAAAGATTTTTCTCTTTCAGATATTGCATCTTTTTTAGCTGTTAAAAAGTTATCAGCTGATTTTTGCATTTTTTTTAGTTGATTTTTAACTGTAGTAGTTTCTTTTTCTAAATCTCCTGCTAAAGTTAATTCAACTCTTTCAACTTTACTCAAATTAAATTCTTTTAATTCTTTCTCGTATTCTTCATACGTTTTCTTTCCTAGTGGTGTTGGTTGCATCTTATTGTATTTTTTAGGGTTAGCTTTTTCACATTCTCCTTTATTGGCGTATTTACAGCTTCCTGTTTTACCCCATTTATATTTTCCGTCTTTACATTTAGTGCATGGCATAGTATATAATAGATTTAATTAATATTTATTTGATTTTTATATTGTTGCTCTTCTTCTTATTGTTGCTAATTTGTTCTGATTCGATGTTATATCATCACTAACTACATAAGCTTGAACAGGTTCAGGGGCTTGTCCACCACCTAATTCAAAAGTGCCTGACATCATTTGTGGTGATGGTGTTTGTGCTGATGCACCCATTCCTCCACCTCCTCCACCTCCTGGAACTTGTACTTGCATAATAGATTGCACATTAGCTAAACCTGTTACTATTGCTGCTGCTGCTGCTGCAAATCTTGAAGGACCTACAAAAGAAGGGTCTGTTAATATAGAGTTGGCTGCTGCATAAGTATCCATAACTGCTTGAGCAATTGCAAATTCTTTATTTTCTCCTGCCAATTTTCCTAATGCACCTGTTAAAGAAGAATAAGCGTTTAATTGAGCATTAACTCCTGATTGTACTATTGCTTCTTTTTGTTGTTCATATTGTTTTGTTATAGCAGTAATAGCTATGCCTGATTGTTCTGCAAGTCTCTTTTTTGCTTCATAAGAAAATTCAAGTTCTTTTAACTCCCTTTCTATGCCTGTTATACCCTCTAATCGAGTTTGTTGTTGAGCATCTCTTAATTCATTTTCTAATGTAGTTTGATTAGTTAATTGTTCAGACTGCTGACCTTTTATAGTTTCTTCTAATTCTGCTTGTGCTACTAAAGTTTCTTGATATGCTAATTTATTGTCAAGATTAGTTTTATCTGCTTTATGAAGTGCAAATGCTGAGTCTACTTGTTTTTGTATTGCTTGTGTTTGTAATTCTTGTTGTTTAACTAATATTTTGCT